AAATACACGCAAACTAAGTGACGCATTTGGTGTTGGATCAAAAGCTATCCTTAGCGCAATGGAAGAGTTTAGAAAAACATCCGCTGGACAGTTTGCTGGACTTGAAGGCAACGTAGCTGCTCAAAACTTAGTACCACTGATTAAGCAGATGGGTATTGCTAACGATCCAGAGACAGTGTCTAGAATTGCATTGGCATTGAGTCGCGGTCAGCTAGGCGAAGCACAATATGCATTGGGTGCCGACAAAGGATCACAACAACAAATCTTGCAAATGATGGCGCAAGCTATGCAAGGTACAAACAACGGGCAAGACGTTGACGCACTAAACAAAAACTTAAAAGGCATGACTGGTCAGATGTCTGATTACAGCAAAGACCTTTCAAGATATGCTTCAACACTTCCAGAATATGCAGCACCTGGTGCTCAGCTTGGTGTGTTTGCAAAGAACTTAGAGCAAGCTGGTAAAGACTTAGGCAAGCCAACACCTTCTACATCAGAGACTGATAACATTAAGTCAATGAATAACTTAACGGCAGCACTTGAAAGTCTGCGTAATGTTCTCATTGGACTAACTGCTGGAGTAACAGCACTATTTGGTACACTTGGTGCTATATTAGCATTTGGTGCTGGTGGTGGCCTAATGAAAGGCGGCTTTGGTGCAATCAAAGACTTGTTAGCATCTCGTGCAGCGTCTAAAATTGGACCACCAGCACCAGAAGGCTCTAAAGGTCCAAGTATGTTTGAACGACTATTTGGCGGAGCAGGTGACAAAGCAGCTGACACTGCTGGCAGCAAACTTGACGGTATCAAAGGCAAGGTTAAAAGCATTGGCGATGTAATTGCCGATGTCGGCAGTGGCATTGGCAAGTTTATGAAGTCAGTGGGCAAAGGTGTTGGCGGAGCAATTCAAGGCATTATGACTGGTATTGCAAAAGGTATTGAAGCATTTGGCAACCCGGCAGTACTTAAAGGGGCAGTAATTTTATCTGCATCTATTGCAATTATTGGTGCAGGCTTAGCAGCCGCGATTTGGTTAGTAGGTAAAGCACTGCCTACATTTGCAGAAGGTTTAAAGTCTTTAACTGAAGTTGACGGAGATGCGTTAATATCAATTGGTGCAGGTTTAGCTGCAATTGGTGCAGGCGCAGTTGTATTTGCTGCGGGCATGATTGCAGGTACGGCAGGAAGCATCGTAACTGGCTTAATGAGCTTATTTGGTGCTAAGAGTCCGTTAGAAAGAGTTAAAGAGTTTGTTCCTATTGCAGACAAGATTAGCATGATCGGAACTGGCATTAAGAACTTTGGTGAAGGCATTGGCTTAATTAACAGCAACCTAAGGCAGTTAGACTTAGATGCACTTGCAAAGTTCAAAGATGCGCTAATTTCAATTAGCGACTTAAATCTACCAGACTTAAACGGGCTACAAATCCCCGGCGTGTCTACAAACGTAACAGGTACAGTAACACAGTCTGACAATAGCAACCTAGCAAATATGCTACAAAATGGAACGATAACACCAGAAATTGTAGGTCAAGTATTAGCATACTTGGCTAGCATTGAAAACGATTTACAAGCAATTCGCGGCAATACACGCGGCTCAAGTTTTGAAGCTCCGGTAAGATTATCATAAACAAATAAGGTAAGTAACACACTATGAGTTGGAGAAAACACTTTAAAATTTGGGATCCAGAAGTTGAAAAGACTTCAAACGGCCGCGGTGGTGCAAGCGCAACATCTGCTAAGTTTTCTTCTTGGCTACAAGAAGTCTACACTGGACAACCAAACCGTACTGATCGTTACGCACAATACGATCAAATGGATATTGACAGCGAAGTAAACGCTGCTTTAGATACTATTTCTGAGTTTTGTACACAAAGCGATCCAGATACAAATTTACCATTCCGAGTAATTTGGAAAGATGATCCAACTGACAGCGAAAGCAAAGTGGTCAACGAAGCACTTAAAAAGTGGAGTGCTATCAACAAGTTTGATCAGCGCATCTTCCGTATTTTCCGCAGTGCAATCAAGTATGGTGATCATGTATTCTTACGTGATCCGGAAACATTTGAACTATACTGGGTAAACCCAGTAGATGTAAAACGTGCAGTTATCAATGAAGCTGAAGGACGAGCAGTTGAGCAATATGTTATTGCAAATATTCATCCTAACTTATCAGCTAAAGTTGCAACACAGCCAATTGATAACGTACAAACACTACCTGGCGCACAAGTAACAAATGCAGCTGGACCTTTTAGCCAAAGCAACACATATAGTAAGCCAGGTCAACAAGGCGGTGAAGTTGCAATTGATGCCAATGATGTAGTTCATATTAGTATGAACGAAGGCCTAGATGCAAGTTGGCCATTTGGTCCAAGTATCCTTGATAGCGTTTTCAAAGTATACAAGCAAAAAGAAATGCTTGAAGATGCCGTTATCATTTACCGTGTACAACGTGCTCCAGAACGTCGCGTATTCTACATTGATACAGGTAACTTGCCAGCGCACCAGGCTATGGCATTCGTTGAACGTGTTAAAAACGAAATTCACCAACGCCGTATTCCAACTCGCGGTGGCGGCGCATCTAATGTTGATGCAAGCTACAACCCATTAAGCATTATGGAAGACTTCTTCTTTGCTCAAACAGCAGACGGCCGTGGTTCTAAAGTCGAAACATTGCCGGGCGGACAAGGGCTAGGCGAAATTGACGACTTGAAGTATTTTACAAATAAAATGCTACGTGGTTTACGTATTCCAAGTAGCTATTTGCCAACAGGTCCTGACGATTCAGCAGTACAATTCAGTGATGGCCGTATTGGTACAGCACTAATTCAAGAGTATCGCTTTAACAGATACTGCCGTCGATTACAAGGCTTAGTTGCACCTTACTTAGATAAAGAGTTTAAAGTCTTTATGAAGCAACGTGGCATTAACATTGACAGCTCATCATTTGATCTTGACTTTATGGAGCCGCAAAACTTCAGCGACTACCGTGAAATTGAAATTAACAATGCACGTTCAGCAGTGTTTACACAGCTAAGTGAGATTCCATATCTAAGTCATCGCTTTAAACTACAAAAGTTCCTAGGTCTAACAGAAGACGAGATCCTAGAAAACGAACGCTTGTGGAAAGAAGAAAACGAAGGTGCAGAAGCACAAGCAACAAGCGGCGAAGAAGCTGCTGGCTTTAGTGCAACTGGCTTAAGTGGGCCAAGCGAAGGTGATTTAGATTTATCTGGTGCAATGGAAGACATTGAAAATGCACCAGCAGAAGGTGGCGCAGAAGGCGGAGAAGCGGCTCCTGCTCCAGCAGCCGCACCAACACCACCGGCAGCGTAATTTAGAGTTTTTAATAAGTAAGAGTATGAGATTTAACGACCTTATTGAAATCAACGACGAAATTGAGTCAGAAATTGACCCAGATGTTGCGTACTATGGTGACATGCGCCGCAAGCGTTTAACACTAGAGCACGTAAACCGTCTGCGTAAAATGCGTGATTTGCGTAAGTACGAAGAAGCTCAACGACTTGACATTGTTAAAAAAATGTACGCAAGACCTCCAGCAGTCTAACAAAATTACATTTTTATCGCAAATGGCGGAAAAAACTAACGTTTTTACGCCATTTCGCCGTATTTCCGTTGCGTAATTAGTAAGTAGTTATTGGCATAGCACGTTTTAATAATGTGCTTCCCCTTAGCGCAAGGAGAATATTAATGAGTAAAACAATTCTAGAACAAGCACTAGCCCATCTTCTAAATAAAGAAGAAGAGCAAGCTTCTGCCTTGTTACATGATTACTACGTTGGAATTGGTCGTAAAGTCTATGAAGACATTATGGCTGATGACGTAGCCTTCGAAGACGAAGATACAACAGATGTTGACGGTGCAATTGATGAAGTTGAAGCCGATTTAACAGAAGAAGGTGATGAAGAATCAATGGGCGACGAAATGCCAGCTGACGAAATGCCAGTTGATGACGAAGCCGCTGCTGATTTAGAAGCTGACATGGGTGATGAAGGTGCAGAAGCAGTTGATGCTGATGCTGCCGATGTTGCTGATGCTATGATGGACGTTGAGTCTGCCCTAGCTAAACTAAAAGCAGAATTTGAAGAAATGGTATCCGGTGCCGGCGACATGGACGCTGACATGGGTGCAGAAGAAGATTTCGGTGCAGAAGAATCCGAAGAAGAAATGCCAGAAAGCATTGAAGAAAGTGCTGAACTAACGGCAGTTTCAAAGCCAGATAATAGCGATAAAGCTGATCAAAAGCACAGCCCAGTAGCTGGTAAAAACCCAGTTGGTGCTCGTCCAGCAACAGCATTTGGCGGTAGCACAAGCGGCGAAGGCGTAGCTAGCGGTACAACACCAGCTAAAGCTCCAAAAGCTCAAGACTTAGGCGGTACAACAAAGCCAGCAGTTAGCAAAGTTGCTAAGCCAGGCTCAACACCAGGTCGTGAAGCAGGCTCAAGCTCAGACGTATTACCAAAAGGTAGAGGTTAATCATCATGCATTTACAGCCACTACGTGAACACTTAACATTCGATCAGGCTAACTTAGTTGTTGAAGCCAAAGAATCTGCGGGTGGCGGTAAAGATCTCTACATGAAAGGCATTTTCATCCAGGGTGCTAAACAAAACCACAACGGTCGTGTTTACCCTGTTAATGAAATTAGTCGTGCAGTAGAGAGCATTAAGTCTCGATTAGAACAAGGTTATTCTGTATTAGGTGAAGCTGACCACCCAGATGATTTACAAGTAAACATTGACCGCGTAAGTCATATGATTACCGACATGTGGATGGAAGGCGAAAACGGTATTGGCAAATTAAAGCTAATCCCAACACCAATGGGTAACATTATTAAAACATTACTTGAAAGTGGTGTTAAATTAGGCGTTTCAAGCCGTGGTTCTGGTAACGTAAACGAAAGTGGTAAGGTTTCTGATTTTGAAATTGTTACTGTTGACGTTGTTGCTCAGCCAAGTGCCCCAGATGCTTATCCTACAGCAATTTATGAACAAGTATTGTTAAATCGCAGACGTGCCGCCCTGATGGATGTGGCCAACGCGGCGACCTACGATAGGTCCGCACAAAAGCACTTAGAAAACGAAGTGCGTAGATTCATCCAGAATCTAAAATAAGTCTGAGGAAAAAACAATGAGTCAATTTACAGAAATGCTAGGTTCAGTAGTTTTATCCGAAGAGGTGCGTGAGAATATCAACGCCGCTTGGGACAAACACTTAGCCGAAAGCCGTGAAACAATCACAGCAGAACTACGTGAAGAATTTGCTTCACGTTACGAGCACGATAAGGGACAACTTATCGAAGCTATGGACAAATTAATGCAAGACACTATTGCAGCTGGCGCACAAGATCTACAAAGTCTACGTGAAGAAGCAGTTGCACAACGTGTCAAGTATGCAGCTAAGATTAGCGAAGATGCAAAGTTACTACAGAAATTTGTTATGGAAACATTAGCAAAAGAAGTAGCAGAACTAAAAGCAGATCGTCAATCACAAAAAGATGCAGTAGGTCAGTTAGAAGAGTTTGCTTTACGTAAACTAACAGCTGAACTAAGCGAACTACATGAAGATCACAAACAACTAGTTGAAGCTCGTGTTAAACTAGTTTCTGAAGGTCGCAAAGCAATTGCAGAAGCCCGCGAAACTTTCATCAAGAAGGCCAGCGAAAAGGTTAATGCAATGGTTGCTGAGACATTCAAACGTGAAGTTACACAACTAAAAGAAGACATCCGTACAGCGAAAGAAAACAATTTCGGTCGCAAGATTATGGAAGCCTTCGCTGCTGAATTTATGGCAAGCAAGTTTGCAGACGGTACAGCCGTAAGCGAACTAAACCGTAAGCTAGCAGATATGAACTCAAAACTATCAGAGGCTCAATCTCAAATCGAATCTAAAGAACAACAAATTAACGAATCGCTTCGTCGTCAGCGCATTGCGGAAGATCAAGCACAGCGAGTTCGTGTAATGCAGGACCTATGCTCACCATTGTCCAAAGACAAGCGAGCAATTATGGAAGAGTTACTAGAAAGCACAGATACTGCTAAACTAAAAGACGCATTCCAGAAGTACCTGCCATCTGTCCTAAACGAAGAAGTTCGTCGTGAGAAGAAAACACTAGTTGAAGGACAACAATCACAGAAGACTGTGGTTACAGGTGATAAGACAGCACAAGCTGAAATCGCCGCTCCAGTCGAGGCTGATGAAACAATTCAACAACTTCGTAAACTCGCTGGTATTAAGTTTTAATAGGAGACATACAAATGTCACAAGCTCTATTCGAAAGCAAAAACTGGGCAGCTACTAAAGAAGCCCTAACAGAAGGCCTACAAGGTCAACGCAAGACTACTATGGAAGTCTGCTTAGAAAATACTAAGAAGTATTTGACAGAAACTGCAACTGCTGGTGCTACTGCATCTGGTAACGTTGCTGTTCTAAACAAGGTTATTCTACCAGTAATTCGTCGCGTTATGCCAACAACTATCGCTAACGAATTAGTTGGTGTTCAACCTATGCAAGGTCCAGTTTCTCAGATCCACACTCTACGTGTACGTTACGCTGAAGCTGCTGACGCATCTACAGGTGCTGTTGGTAACATCGGTAAAGCCGTAAGCGCAGGTGACGAAGCTCTAAGCCCATTCAGCATCGCTTCTCAGTATTCTGGTAACGGTGACGGTAAAGGTGAAGCAACAGGTACATTAGAAGGTCGCGGTGGTCGTAAGATGAACATCCAGATCTTAAAAGAGACTGTTGAAGCTAAGAGCCGTAAGTTAAGCGCTCGTTGGACATTTGAAGCTGCTCAAGACGCACAAGCCATCCACGGTGTTGACGTTGAAGCAGAAATCATGGCCGCTCTAGCACAAGAAATTACAGCTGAAATCGACCAAGAAGTTATCGGTTCTCTAATCAACCTAGCCGGTACTCCATACGGTACATACGACCAAGGTGGTGTTTCTGGTCAAGCTAACTTCGTTGGCGACCAACACGCTGCTCTAGCAGTTCTAGTAAACCGTGCTGCTAACGACATCGCTTCACGCACACGTCGTGGCGCAGGTAACTACATTGTTGTAAGCCCAACAGCTTTAACAATTCTACAATCTGCTACAACATCTGCTTTCGCTCGTACAACAGAAGGTACATTCGAAGCTCCAACAAACACAAAGTTCGTTGGTACACTAAACAGCTCAGTTCGTGTTTACGTTAACCACTACGCCGGTGATGACACTCCAGTTCTAATCGGTTACAAGGGTGCTAACGAAATGGACGCTCCAGCATTCTACTGCCCATACATCCCATTGATGAGCAGCGGTGTTGTTCTAGATCCAAACACATTCGAACCAACAGTTAGCTTCATGACACGTTATGGTTACGTTGAACTAAGCAACAGCGCATCTTCTCTAGGTAACGCTGC